TGGAGCAGATGAATATTCATTTGATATTTATGACTTATATGAGGAAAAATATAAATATGAAAATTTTATTGGTGCTGGAGCAAGTTATACAGGAACTTTTGAAGCCTATGAAGAAGCAGAACTTGCCTGTCTTGAAAAATTAATTGAAATTGTAGAATCTAAAGAGAAAGAAGATGGCAAATAAACAAACAGCAGTAGAATGGTTGGTTGATATGCTAATAGATAATAAATATCTTTTAAAAGATGCAGAGCATTTATTTAACCAAGCCAAAGCAATGGAGAAGCAGCAGATAATTGATGCTGCATCAGACCATTGTTATCCTACTTGTGAATCAGCAAGATTTAATGCAGAAGAATACTACGAAGAAACCTTTAAATCAGAATAAGATGGGAGAAATAGCAGATAAAATGATTAATGGAGAATACTGTGCTGAATGTGGAGTATACTTAGCACCAAAAGAAGAAGTATATGTCCAAGCAACAGGTAAAAAGATGTATATGCCAGGGGATGAAAGTCCTGCTGGTTTTCCAGTTATTTGTTATGATTGTTTTAAATCAGAATAAGATGAGAACTTATCAAGTAATAGTATTATCAATTATATTTTTTCCAATTAGTATTCCTTATTGGTTAGCTTGGTCATTGATTGAGGTATTAAGAGAAGATGATGGTACTATTTGGACAGAGAATCCACTAACAATTAAATCAGAATAAGATGAGTGATTTTAATCAAAAGTGGTACAGTATAGGTACCGTAGTAGGGCTCCTTGCAGGTATTGCATTGGGGTGGTTAATGTTTAATTAAAAAAAAGAAGAGTTATGAAAAAGTTATTATTTATTCTAGTTATGTTAAGTGCGTTTAGTGTTAATGCACAGTTAGTTATTAAAGAATCTCCAAAAGACACCGTTGTTTGGCAGGCTACTAAGCTTAGCACCGTCCCTAAGATTGTAAGGTTTGAAGTAGATGGAGAGTATAGTTATACTATCTACTATAAGAATGCAAAGTACACGGCTATAACCGATATAGATTATCTTACAACTGGGGATTCTGCAACAACCAAGCAGTTCTATGAGTTATGCAAGACAGCTATAGTAGAAGGCAAGGAGTATAATATTGAGATGGATGACAAGGCCATAGTAGTAAAGAAGTCTATGGGTAATGTGTTGATCTATACAAGCATATCTCATTTCTATTTGTCTGAGAAGAATATTGACGGTATTTTAGAAAAAATTAAATAATATGAGAGTAGAGATTATAATGAATGGCACTATTAAGTTAGTGCACATTCCAGAAAATGAGATGGAAGAAATAGCCTTATCTATGCTATCTAAAAACGAAGTAGAGATAACTTATGTTGATCGAGTTACTCAGATTTTAGATAAGCAAGTGGAGAAGCATTTAGTAATTAAACCAAAAACAAGAAATGAGTAGATACACTAAAGAATTAGAAGACGGTAGGACAATTGCTTATGGATATGATCGTGCATTAGGTTATTTTATTGATGTTTTTGGTATTCCTGATGAACAAGGAATAAGTGAAAGTTTAATTGAAGAATCTAGTGCATTAACACGCATGTCTAATGGCAAAATGATTGAGTTGATGGATATGTTTGAACTTCCAGAATCTCACATCGAGCAAGTAGCTATGGATTTACCAATAGAGTAATTATGTCTGTTAGAATTATCGAAACAGTAAGGAGAAAAAGCATGGAAATCAGATTCAGCGGACGTAGTAGTGATTATATCACTCCGTCCTTTGGATTTGGCTGTGTGTTACAATGTTCGTATTGTTATATGAAAAGACACAAACCGCAAGGATTAACAGTGGCAGAAAACTATAATGATATTCTTACAGCTGTTAATAAACATGCTTATTTTTATGCGGACGTAGAGAAACCAAATCAAACTGATCCTAAGTTTATTACTTATGATTTAGCTTGCAACGAAGATTTCGTAGCACATGCTAAATATCATCAATGGGAAAAGATATTTGAGTTCTTTAAAAACCATCCTGTTGCTAAAGCAACTCTTGCGACTAAATATGTAAACAAAGAGCTGTTAAGCTTTGATCCACATGAAAAGGTTAGAATAAGATTTAGTCTAATGCCAGAAAAACTCAGAGAGATTTTAGAACCTAATACCAGCACTATTGCTGATAGATTACGGGCCGTAGAATTATTTCAAAATGCTGGCTATGAAGTGCATCTTAATTTTAGTCCCGTGGTTGTTTATGATAATTGGTTAGAAGATTATCGTGAGCTGTTTAATTTAGTACGAGAATATGCTATAAGCTATGTGTGGAATGATGATTCTGTTAAATCAGAAGTTATCTTTCTTACTCACAACTCTCAGAAACATGTGTATAACTTAGAACATGATGTTCCTGGTGAAGATTTATTATGGCGACCTGATATTCAGGAAAATAAAATATCTTCGTATGGTAGCGTCAATTTAAGGTATCGTCATGATCTTAAAGCTAAATTTATAGAGGAATTTAAAAGCTTACATAATAGCATAATTCCGTGGAATACAATAAGATATATTTTTTAATTTAAAAACAAAAACAATGGCAAAGTATAAAATAGAAGAAGAGAAGATTTATGGACAAACGATGTCTTATTTTGTAAAAGTTAAAAACTTTTGGTGGCCTTTATGGAGGTATTCTAAAAGAAAAGACGGAAGTATTGCTAACTTTAAAACTAAAAGAGGAGCTCAAGCTTATATTAATCTACATACAGTTAAGAAATGATAAAGAAATTAGGAATTCTAGAACTTAAAAAGAAAAAGATGGAACGTCGTACTAAGACTTACATGTATATTAAAAAATTAGAAACTGATTATATATATCAACACAGAAGAACTGCTTTTAGAATTTTATATGAGTATTAAATTTCTCATATTGTTGTTATTGTTATGTTCTTGTTCTGTAAGAAGCAATTATAGTATTTTTTCTAATACTGACACGTATAAATTACGTTTTGATATTCTCAAAGAACAGACAAGAAAAATTCAAAAAAAGCTCAATCGAGCAAGGAGAGTTTAATTATGATTTATTTAGTAACAGGCCAGCAGGAGATGTTTACTCCTGTTGGCTATTCTATGGCTACTGTACAAGATGCTATAGATTATTTAAAAAACTTAGATGTAATAGGTTATGACTCAGAAACTAGAGGATTTGATCCTTATACTTGCGAGTTGATATCTATTCAGATGGGCGACGGAGACAAGCAGTTTGTTGTAGATACTTCTACTGTGAATATTAGTCTATTTAAAGAGCTGTTAGAAACTAAAGAGTTGATAATGCACAATGCAAAGTTTGACTTAAAGTTCTTGTATCATAAGAGGATAGTACCTACTAAAATCTTTGACAGCTTTTTAGTAGAAAGAATCTTGACAACAGGTATAGACACAGCTAGAAGATCTTTAGATGCTGTAGTGCATAAGTACTGCAAAATAGAGTTAGATAAAACTATCCGTGGAAATATCCACAGGGAAGGATTATCTGGTCGAGTGATCAAATATGCTGCTGATGATGTGAAATATCTTCATCAAGTAAAACGTAAACAAGAGGTTGCTTTGCAAGAAAAGAATCTTAATCGTACTGCAAGTTTAGATAATGAATTTGTCAAAGTACTTGCTTACATTGAGTATTGCGGTATGTATCTTAATCCTGCTGATTGGCAAAAGAAATGCGATGATGATCTAAAAGATATGCAAGTTATAAAAGATAAGCTAGATAAGTTTATTCTTGATAATGCAAGTAAGTATCCGCAATTTGTCAATAATCAGCTGTCTTTATTTGACGAAGGCATAACTTGTAGGATTAACTGGAATTCTGAGAAACAAGTAATACCTCTGTTTAAATCTCTAGGAGTCGAAACTCTTGCTAAAGATAAAGAAACAGGTCTGATGAAAGATTCTATCGACAAGAAAGTCTTAGGCCCGCAGAAGAAGAAACATGAGCTTGTAGGAATATATCTTGAGTACAAAGAAAATCAGAAAGAAGTTAGTACTTATGGCGAGAACTGGTTTGATTATATCAATAAAGTAACAGGCAGGATTCATAGTAACTATACTCAGATTATGAACACAGGTAGATTATCTTCTGGTCGCAAAACATTCCTAGCGATAATAGAACTCGTGGATGCTTCCAAGCCCAGCAAGGTAACTTACTGATAGTAAGCGATTATAGCGGTCAGGAACAGATTGTGCTAGCTAATAAGTCTATGGATAAAGATCTACTGAATTTTTATTCTGAAGGACTAGGAGATATGCATAGTTTTATTGCTTCTAAGATCTTTCCTGAGCTTAGTAATCTATCTTTAGATGAAATCAAGGAAAATCATAAGCAGAAAAGACAGATTGCTAAAGGTGCAGGTTTTGCTATTAATTACGGCGGTACAGGAATAACTATTGCTCAAAACCTTAACATCTCTATGGAAGAAGGCGAAGAGGTCTACAAAGCTTATTTTAAAGCATTTCCTGGGCTTGCTAACTATTTTAAGCAAGAGAAGCAAAGAGCGCTGAGTTTGGGTTATATTGAATTTAATAATATCAGCAACAGAAAGTGTTTCATTCCTTTCTTTGATGAGTACCAAAAATTGCACAAAGAAATCTATCAAACAGAAGGATTTTGGGATAGCTATAAGTTGGAAAAGTCGCAGGATTCTATTATCTTTAAGCAACATTTCAAGCCAAAAGTTCGGGAATATTTTATGAAGAGAGGCGACATCGAAAGAATGTCGTTGAACAATCCTATTCAAGGTACTTCTGCGGATATTACAAAGCTTGCTGGTGTGTATTTCTTTAGGTATTTAGTGGAGAATAATTTATTGTTTAAAGTGCTTTTGCCTAATGTAGTTCATGACGAATGGATCGTAGAAGCACCTGAAGAAGTAGCAGAAGTAGTATCTCAAAAGCTACAGGATTGTATGGAAGATGCTGGCCTTATGTTTTGCAAAACAGTAAAACTTAAAGCTGAGCCTTGTTTAACAAAATATTGGAAACATTAATGAAGAGTGAGTACGGAGATTGGGTTAGTAAACTCAATGAAGAAAAGGATTTTATTGACCAAAGAATCATACTGCTTAGAAAATACGAATATGTGCTGAATTATTTTAGTAATATTAGAAGACAGAGAAATCCTTATTTGACAAACATGAGAGTTATTCTAGCTTTCAAAATGTTTAAAGACGGTATGATCCAAAATGATATAGCAATTATATTAAACAGAGATCATTCTTCTGTATCTCATATTTTTAATAAGGAAGTACTACAAGATCGTATTTACGAAGAAGTAGTAGAGAACATGGATCAATGGATGCAAGACGGAGTATATCCCTCAACTGTAGGAGTATACGTAAGAAAAAAAGATCAGAGATATAAAACTGATAAGTGGAGATTAACTTATAAACTAAAACCAATATGAAGCAAATTGTTGACAGAACAGCTAGACAGATTATAGGTTTAAGAAAATGGAGAGAGAATAATTTTTGTGGTATAGCGGAGTATCCAACAGGATTCGGTAAAACTTATACGGCAATAATGGCTATCAAAGGAATGATTGTTAAGAAGGGGATTACTTCTTCTTTAGTAGTAGTTCCTACTCTTGAACTTAAATCGCAATGGGAAGCTGAATTAAAGAAAAACAAAATCACTATTGCCAAAGTAATGGTAATAAACTCTGCCATCAAAAACCTGCATAAAGTAGATATGTTGGTGCTTGATGAGATCCACAGATATGCTGCTGAAAGCTTTAGAAATATTTTTAACAATGTTAATTGTGAATATATCTTAGGCCTAACTGCAACTCTTGAACGAGAAGATCAGTTCCATGAAGTTATCTTAGAATATCTGACTGTATTTGATCAGATATCTGTAGATGAAGCTTTAGAAAATGGATGGATTGCACCCTACAAAGTTTACAATATTCCGATTAGTCTATCAAATGACGATCAAATAGAGTATAACAAAGCTAATAATGCTTTTAAGCATTTTGCAGCTAAGTTGGGCCATGGTGCAAATGCTTTTAAGAATGCTACGAGTTATCTAAAATCTTCTGATAAAGTTCTTCAAGGACAAGCAGGTGCTTATTATAATTCTTTACGCAAGCGCAAAAGTATTTGTCAGAATAATTCTAACAAGATCTTGGCTACTAAAGCTATAATAGATGCTATGGGAGGTAGAAATGGTTTAATATTCAGTGCTACAACTGAGTTTGCTGAAAGCCTTCAAGATTGTCTAGGCGATATCTGTATGACTTTTCATAGTAAGATTAAACGCAAAGAGCAAGAGCTTATAGTTAAAAAGTTTAAAGACAAAAGAACTAAAGTTAGATTTCTAAGCTCTGTACAAGCACTTAACGAGGGTTTTAATGTGCCTGATTGTTCTCTGGCTATCATTGCTGGCTCTACAAGTACTAAAAGAACTTTCATACAGCAATTAGGCCGTGTAGTTAGAAAGACTCCTGATAAAGAAGCTGTGATCATTAATCTTTATACTCCAGGCACTCAAGAAGAAGTATGGATGAAAAAGCGATTAGACGGTATCAACAAGGATAGGATTGCAATATGCACACTAGATGAATTTCTAAAACTCTATGAAAATGGAATTAGTACTGAGTATCTCGAAGCTGAAAAACTCGAAACTGACGCCTGATCAGATTTATTTATTATTTCTGCTGTATTATCAAAAGTTTGATGATATTGCTGAAATATATGGTAAAGAAAGGGCTAAAGAAGTAAGAGAATCACTTCAGGCTACCGAGTATTTATTAAGCC